TTAAGGTAATTGATTGTTGATGGAACGCTCCCGGTGATTGTACCGGGAGCATTATTTCTTTTTTATGCGATATTACTTGGAATGGATAAATTTAATGGTACTATTTATTGCAGAGAATTGTAGATGCATAAAAGTGACCTTTGGTGGAATAATGATTTATTTCCCCTTAATGATGGTTGCAATACGACAATTAATAAAACATAGCATATTATTGTTGTTGTTATCATTACCATTGATACTATTTTGTTTGGGTATCATCCTCTTTTGGGCTTATTAGTGATGCATGATCATCCTCCTTGTTTCTTGGTAAATCAGCTATTGGTGTTTTAAATTCAACTTGACGGTCAAATTTAGGAAACTCGTCAATAATTTCTTGTGCAGCAGTTAATGAGGGGTGGAATTCAGCACCAGCAGATATAAGTGTAGTTAATTCATCTAATGCTTTTTTATAGCGATTCCTCCTCTCTGCTTTTGCTAATCCATTAGAATCTTCTTCTTTTTGATCTTCTAACTGTTCGGAATATTCTTGTAACAGTTGATTTATGATAGTTTCTTGTAATTTTACATAGCTTTCTATTGCTTGCGTTTCTATTTTACTTCTTTTTAAAGTTTCTTTCATTAAGTCTAATTCTACCTTCTTCTTAGCAATATCTAATGCTGCATTAGTAGCTTTGGATATTGCTTTTACAATTTGCATACTACAAACTGATATAATGATCCATAGAGAACCATGGTCCAATTGTTCTATTTTTATTTCTCCTCCTCCATTGATTATCGAAATTTCAGATAGTGCCCTCTCTAAAAGGTCTATTGTGATAGAAAATTCCCTAAGTTCATTAGTTTGAGGTAATTTGATATTAATAGTCTTCTCTGTTTCTTCTGTTGTAACATAGTTATTGATCCATTGATGAAGCATAACAATACTATAACTCAGTCTGTCGAATAAAGTTTTGTAAGCTTCATTTTGAATACCATTTAATATAAAACGATTGGTTATACTTGCATTTATTTGAGCCAATAAATCATCGTCGCTATCTTTAATATGCAAAAAGCCAATATGATCTAACTCTCTAATGGCAACTTTTACCTTTTGGATATCATCAATATAGTAAGTGCCAGTATTATTAGAACTGAATTTAGGATGGAAATTCTCAAAGGCGATATTTATACTACGTTTTATATCTACCAATCTCATATTTTTTTGTTATTTGAGTTGTTATTATCATGATTAGAAGAACTTGCGGATACTGCCTAAAACGGCAAATACCCGCCGGATCATCTCGACTGGAATTTCCTGCTCGCAGAATTCTGGAGACTTGTTTGCCGGAATAAGACGTACAAATCCTTTTTGAACACCCGGACGAATACGTTTTACCGTACGGTAATCATCTGTAATTATACCATATATTTCTCCAGCAGGAAGGTATTCTATGGGAGATTTAACCTCTTTCAGTGCTATTACGTCTCCATTGCTTATCTCTGGTTCCATGGAATGTCCGGTAAGGTTACACCACATTACTCCCGGCTTGTTATATGGAGGATAGTTTATATAATAGTCCGGTAACTGTGTCTGGTCATTGGAAACAAACTCAAAACCACCTATGAAATCTACATTATAATAAGGAGCACCTTTATATTCCTGGTTGATACTGGGGAGTGGTTCTGGAGTTGGCGGATCATCAGCGCGGAGCATGGACCCTTCACCTGTGAGGAGCCAATCCGGAGATAAACCTATACATTTTGTATATATTAATTCGGAGTCAAACGTATTACGAGCTCCCCAAGCGCTAATAGTTTGCGCTGAAACCCCTAATAGTTGAGCAAATTTAGCCTTATTACCACTTGTATAGTGGGTAACCATAGCATCTAACATACCTTTTTTATCCATATTAACGCCTTAAATCTACAAATTGTGTATTTTTCTACAAAAACATTTGGTGCATATCTACAAAATGTATAGCTTTGCATCGTTATCCAAATGGAAAACGCTCCAAATATACAGAATTAACTTTATAAACAGAAATACAATGGCAAAAAAGGAAAGATTCATCAAGGCAGACGCTTCACAACAAGAAGCCATCGCCAAACAGTTTTTTACTACTACACGTACTGTACGTTCGGCACTGAATTTTGAAACGAACTCACCATTTGCGAAAACTCTTCGTGCTTATGCACTGAATCATGGATGTAAAATGTATGAAGTTACATTGATAGATAATCCGTATGAGAAAGTTGTAACGCTTTAATATAGTAATGTATGGAATCAACAATCAATCAGCAGGCTGCCGGCTTGCAAGTTTTCTTCAACGAAGAATTAGGCACCAATATCAGAATTAAAATGATTGGTGAGGAATCTTGGTTTATGGGCAAGGATGTATGTATCGCAGCAGGCATCGGAAAATATCGTGATGCTCTATCTTGTTTGGATAGCGATGAAAGGATGTCCACTAATATGGACACCCCCGGTGGCAACCAACAAGTTACAGCGGTGAACGAATCCGGAATGTATCATCTGGTGTTCCAGTCACGCAAGCCTGAAGCTAAAGCTTTCCGCAAATGGGTGACTGGCGTGGTTTTGCCTTCCATCCGCCGTACCGGTTCTTACTCTCCCTCATCCCGTACAGTGTCCAACCGTCTCCCTATTCCCAAATACCGTCCTTTCTTCGACAATTGGAAAGACTGTGTGGAACCTTTTCTTTCCAATTCGGAAAGGAAGCTCGTAGCACAGGAACTTGGAGTAAGTTACAACCATGTACGTAAAGTATATATGGGAGCTTCCGTAAGTGAACGCGTGGCGCGTGCCTTGACTCGGGTCGCCATGACAAACAAACAGAAAGGGGTGAAGTATGAAAAGCAGCTTCCTGTTTACGAGCAATTGAGTATTGAATGGGGAGAAGGTGCGATAGCTTTATAAATTATGGATATGGACGATATTCTTATTTGGATTTTCCAGGCGTTTCTTTGCGCTCCCGTCCTTTACGTCTGTACTCAGCTACATAAATCAAAGCGGTGGAAATAATCCGATAACAAAACACTTAACTTGATTGATTTTAAAATTAGTATTAGTTAGACAGCTACAAATGTAGCGAAACTATCCCGGTTCGGGATGAATAGGGATAGATTTTTCAATTGAAATCAAAGACAAAATTTTCTACGATATGAAAACATTAAGAAGAATCCAGAAAATAGCTATCACCGTAGGTTTAATTTACGGTTTTTGGTTGGGGGGCAATATAGATGCCACAGAGAGAGACAGTACAAGTGCCTTTATCATGGTAGCATTGGCTGCAGTGATTGGTATTTCGATGAGTATCCCCAATAAAGAGCAGGAAAAGAGCCTGTAAGAGGTGGCTATCACCCCGGTTCGATGCCGGGGCCTGCACTATGTTGAAAGTATAAAGTTTCTGATTATGGAAATGTTTGGAAAGATACTATGTGTAACATTTGATGAACTTGTAGGAGGTGGAATTATGAGTCTTGCGAATTATAAAAAGTACGTTCGTGAGAAGAAGTTTCATTTTGTGCAGCATGGTGGCAATGGACGTAAGGCACTTATCATCTACGAACAGTTGCCCGACAAACTTCGCAAACAGGTAGATGAACGAAACCCAAAAGCCAAAGAACAACTCAAAAAAGAACAAACCAACCCTATGAATATCCGCCTGAAAAGTGATGACAAGGCTGTGGAATTCTACAAGACCTATACTCCTAAGATTTCCATAGATCGTCAGAAGGAATATGTACTCAACGCCAAAGTGATGAATGCCATGATAGTACAGGAAACGGGACTGCAGAACAAACACAGCGAATACGGCTATAAACACAAAAGCCTTGTACGCAATACCGTCATTTCCTTATGCGAGGAGCTTCGTAAGTCTTTCAACCATACACTCCCGAAAAGCGAATCCCGGCTGATGGAAAAGTTCAGGGACTACAAGATGCGGGGTTATGTGGCGCTGGTAAGCGGTACTACCGGTAACCAGAGCGCCCGCAAGATTGGTCCTCGTGAGGGACGTATCCTGCTACGGTTGAAGCGGAGCAAGTTTCCGGTATATACCGACATGGAGATATTCGACGAGTTCAACCGTATTGTGGCAGAACACAATACGCGTATTACTCGTGAAGCAGACAGACTGAAACTAATAGAATCTCCCCAGACAGTCATCAACTACCTCTACAAGACCGGCATCAAACTGTGGTGGTATGGCGTTGTACATGGTGAAATCGCCTTCAAGAACGAGTTCATGCCGCAATTTGATACAAAACTTCCGCAGATGCCCAACACATTATGGTACGGTGACGGTACGAAACTGAACCTCTATTACAAGGATTATGACAAAAAGAACAAACGGATGGTGGCACGTACTATTGATGTGTACGAGGTGATGGATGCCTGCTCGGAAATGTTCCTGGGCTACTCCTTTGGTGCGGAGAACTTCCTTACACAATATGAGGCCTACCGTATGGCGCTGGAAACGTGGAAGGTTAAACCTTATGAGATAGTCACCGATAACCAGGGTGGACACAAGAAGCCGGAAGCACAGGCCTTTTTCAAGAAAATATGCCACCTGCACAAGACCACCATGCCTCACAACGGCCAGAGTAAGACCATCGAAAGCGCTTTCGGACGTTTCCAGCAGCAGGTGATGCACAAGCTCTACAACTATACCGGTCAAAACGTGACCGCCACCAAAGAGAGCAGTCATGTCAACATCGACCTGATAATGAAAAACATCTCGCAACTCCCTACTTTGGAAGAGATGAAAGAACAATATCTGAAATGCCGTCTTGAATGGAACAGTATGTCGCATCCCACCAGTGAGACGGGGATGACCCGTATGGAAATGTACACGACCCTCAACAGCCCGAAAGCCGAACAGCTGGACGAATACGAGGTGCAGGAACTCTTCAAGCTCCTCAGTAAGGACAGCGTGAAGTACGGCAAGCAGGGATTCGTATTCAGCCGTAACAACAAGGAGTACCGTTACATGGTATACGATGAATCCGGACAGGTGGATATGGGTTTCCACATGCAGAATGTGGGTGTCAGTTTCCGCTACAAGTACGATCCCATGGACATGACCTCCGTAGAACTTTGGGAAGTCTGTGCGGGCGACAGGCTGAAGTATGCCGCTACCGCCACCCCGAAAGTCGTCTTCCATCGTGCTACCGCAGAACGCAGTAGGGAGGAGAGCGAACGGCTCTACGCCCAGATACGCGCCCAAAAGCGTGCTCTTGCCGGGCACTATATCGCTTGCGAGGAACTGTTGCTTGAGGAGAGCATGGGAGAAGCCTACACCAAGCTTGTGATGCCCCTTCCGGTGGGTGAATCACAGAAGAGCATGGAGCGGCAGCGTGAACAGTACGCCAACGAGGAGCTGAAAGCTCCGGTTGCCTATCCTAAAGGTGTCGGACCGGGAACTTATGAAGCCGAACCGGAGGAAAAACCTGCGGGCATCGCCTCTCCGGGTGAATACACCAAGCAGGTTTCCGGCATGACTGAAGCTGAAATGTACCTGTCGTTCCTCAGTGATAATTAACCAGTATTCAATAATCAATTAAATACCATTCAAAAATGAAAGAACTCAGTAAACAAGACAAAGACGCCATACGTGACGCACTGTTGGAATATTGCGGCAACTATCCCAGCCAGAATCGTGCCAGCGAAAGCCTGAACGGTGTCAGTGCCGCAACCGTATCACAAATCTGCAATCAGAAGTACACCAGTATCAGTGATGACATGTTCAGCCGTATAGCCGCACAGATCGGTTTCAGTATGGACCGTTGGACATTGACTGAAAGCAATGCCTTCCAGCGGATCACTTTCGCGATGTCAGACGCACAGGCCTACAAGAATACCACCTGGGTAGTGGGTGATGCAGGCTGCGGCAAGACGACCGCCGCCATCGAGTACCGCCGCACACACCGCAATGTGTTCTATATCCTTTGCTCTGAAGATATGAAAAAGAGCGATTTCGTCCGGGAAATCGCCAAACAGGTCGGCGCTCCGGTGGACGGGACCAACCTGCGTGACATTCTGGAATATGCCATTTCCATGATAGCCTTTCTTCAAAATCCGCTTATCATTTTTGACGAAGGAGACAAACTGACGGACAGTGTATTTTCCTACTTCATCAGCATATACAACCGCCTGGAGAATAAAGCGGGGATCATCTTTCTTTCCACCGACTACATCAAGCGTCGGGTGGAAAATGGCCTGCGCTATAACAAGAAAGGTTACAAGGAGATAAACAGCCGTATCGGCCGCAAGTTCTTTGATGTGAGTGCCGCAACGGAACAGGATGTGTATGCCATCTGCCGGGCCAACGGGCTGACAGAGCCGACCGAAATAAAGCGTGTACTGCGTGAGGCACAACAGGGGGAATATGACCTTCGCCGGGTGAAACGGGTCGTACATGCCTGCAAGCGCATATTGGAAGCCAGACGGATGAAAGGAGGTACGGAACAATGAGTGAAGCGGTGAATGATGCCAGGACCTTTGCCCGTAATGCCAAAGGGGTACGTGAACTGCTGTCCATGAAATTTGATACGCTCCCATTCGAAGGTGAATGGTACGACGCTTTCGGTACTCCTGAAAGCCGCGGGGTATGGATAGTCTGGGGAAAGTCAGGCAGCGGGAAAACCTCTTTTGTAATGAAGCTTTGCAAGGAATTGTGCAAATATGGTCGTGTAGTTTACAACAGTCTGGAGGAAGGCATCAGCCTGACCATGCAGAATACCGTACGACGCAGTAACATGCTGGAGACCAACCGCCGTTTTCTGCTGGTCTGTGAATCGATGGACGAGCTCAGTCTGCGCCTGAAACGCCAGAAATCACCGGACTTTGTTGTAATAGACAGTTTCCAATATACGTACATGAGCTTCCCACAGTTCCTTAAATTCAAAGAACAGCACAGAAACAAGCTGCTTATCTTCATCAGCCATGCCAGCGGTCAGAATCCGGACGGGCGTACAGCCAAGAAGGTTTTGTACAACGCCTCACTGAAAATCTATGTAGAAGGCAAACGTGCTTTTTCCCATGGCCGTTTCATAGGCCCGAAAGGATACTATGATATCTGGCCGGAAGAAGCGGAAATTTATTTCGGAGAAAAACCGATTTTGAATGATGAGAACGAATAAAGACAAACCGATCAGTGTCCAGCAGCTCAAAGCCCTGCACGCCACTTTCCACCGCATCGGTATGGATGACGATGCCAGACATGGATGCATCTATGAATTCACTTCCGGACGTACGGCAAGCAGCCGGGAACTGACGATGCATGAGGCCCGGCAGCTGTTGGAAAGGTTGAACCTGCAGGATGAAAAGGTAAGGGCAATGCAACTGGCGGAAGCGAAAAGCGTGTTCCGCGATATCTACCGCCTGTCGTTCCTGATTCCCCAGCTGAACCAGGGTTTCACCAGTGACAGTGAAGACGAATACCGGATGAACGTTGCGAAGCTCAACATGTGGGCGAGGAAATACAGCAAGGCACGCAAGGATGTTACCACCATGAAACTGTGGGAGTTACAGGATACCAAAAAGCAGCTGGAAGCTTGGATGCGGCGTGAGGAAAAGAAACAGAAAAATGAAACAATATGAGAACGAAAAATGAAATCAATCAGGCTGTGGCGATATTGACCCGTAAAGCCGACCGGCTCAGTCTCGTACAGGCCGAGGTATTGCAGGGTAGCATGACCGAACAACAGGTATTCCAGAAATACGTTATGGAAGTTGCAGAAGAGAATCGTGACGAAGAGATGTTCTTCGCCGCCCGCGATGCCGCCCGGTTTTCTGCCGGACATATCGGCCTGGAAGAACTGATACCGGATGTACAAAGTATGACAGCGGCGGACTTTGCCGCCACCGGAGCATTGGGTGTAGTAGACGAAGAGAGTGATACGATAATGCTCTCACGCAAAGAGTTCAACCGTTTATTGGCCCGCATCGAACGCCTTGAACATTGGACAGGTTTACGCCGTAAAGCTGCCCCCGGTGATTGTACGCCTCTTCCATTGCCCGAGGATGCCGATATGGATGACCTGATGAAACAGAACGAGGCTTGCCGTTACCTCTCATGCGGCAAGAATACAATCAAGGGCTATGCCTCCCGGGGACTGGTACACAGTTATAAGAAAGGAAAGTTCACTTATTACAGCCGCCGGGAGCTGGATAAGAAAATCAGGAAACTTCGCGATACATTATAACCATGCCTGCCGCCTACAACACCACCGAACGTTACCGGGAATTGGAGAACCGGCTTTCCGAATGCCGCGGACGCATCAATATCCTGGAAGAAAAATTGCTTGGAAGTCCCGTTCCTCTTCCGGTGGCCGAATTCGACCAGTTGCTTGACGAGTACAGGGCCGAGCAGATACGACTCGCCCATCTGGAACAGGAGCAGGACGGAAACAGTACCCCGGCCAAGACGGCAGCCGCCAAGGAGCGCTGGCGCAAGCAGAACCGGGACAGAAGAAAGAAATTACATTATTAACCCTATAAAAACATTTATTATGGCAAGAACAAAGAAAACAGTAGTCAGCGGTATCACCCGCGAACAGGCAGAACAGGCATTCGCAGACTTTGCATCGGCCGACGCCAAACTACAGAATCTTACTTCAAAAATGGACATTGAAATGACGC